AGCCGCATTATTTTGAGTTCCAAAATATCCTGTCCCATCGGAAAGATGAGCCATCACCATGCCAGCGTTGACATTGTTTGCGTTGATTACATTGATGTAACTTGTCGTTGCCGTGGAACTGTTGTTTCTGAAAGTCGCCAAATACCCAACGCTTCCCTGAACCTCCAACATTTTGGTTGTTGAGGTTGTGCCAACAGAAAGCCTCCCACTCGCATCCAGCGTCATTGCTTGGGTGAAGGAGATTGCGTTACCTGCTGTGCCGGAGGGGGCGGTGTACCAAGTATGCTGACCAGATGACTGCTGATAAGCAGTTGCGTAATCTGAGTTTATATAAGTCGCAACGCCAGAATTATTTGAATAAAAATTACTGTACAGTCGCACACTATTATTGTCTGTCCGTCCTGACACCGCGCCGCCAGCGCCTAGTTGCATAACTTTATAAACAGAACTCCAAAAACTCGGCGTAACACCAATACCTACGTTACCGGAGGAGTCAATACGCATGGCTTCTGCGCCGCCCTCAGTAAACGCAATCGTATCGGCAGCAGGGAAGAAAATACCTGTATTTGTATCTCCAGAAGTCGTAATAGAAGGTGCGGCTGCGCTTCCTGCGGAGAATGTTGCTACACCAGATGCACTCAGCGTCGTAAACGCGCCAGTTGACGGTGTTGTTGCGCCTACCGTTCCGTTGATGTTGATTGAAGCTGTGCCGGTAAAGTTGGTGACCGTGCAAGAAGCGGGTGTTCCCAACGCCGTTGCGTTACCAGAAGCATCCAGATTAACCGACTTACCCGCCGGGTACACCACAAACACATCCTTGGTGCCAGCACTGAAGGTGACAACCGAGCCGGAGTTGGACGAAGCCAGAATAGTGTCACGGGACAGGGTTGTGCCGGAGGCTGTGTAGGTGCCGATGCCGACTTCCCATTCAGCGGTGCCTTGACCTGCAATACAGTAGTAGGTCGTGTTGGCGTTGCCGACGACCGAGAAGGACTGATATCCCGTAGAAGCACCCGCCAGAGTAACTGTTCCAGTGCCGGTCGTGGTAGTTGTTTCTTTTACGCGATCTTTGAGTACGAGGGCCATTTACGTATCCGTATCAATAATTTGCCAGTTTGTCGAAGCCTCTCCGGTAATCTCAACCCAGCCCGTCGGCGTATTTGCAGTGATCTGCGCCCAATTGGCGTTTTGCACGTCATCAATTAGGTTCCACAGGAATGCCCCAATGATAACATCCGCACCTGTTATCGTGTCAGAGAAGGCCGCATTCAGGATCGCCGTATTGGTCAAAACATCCGTGCCGACGGCGCTTTCCGATATAGACGTTGGGAACGTAACGTAACCAACGGAAGAGTCACTCCCAGCAGCTAGTTCGGACAGGGAAACAGGGAATATAACGGTTGCCGAATCCACATCCGAGCCGGTCGCGGTCTCCGACACGTTACCAAAAAACACAAAAGACGACGAGAGCAGGTCAGAGCCAGTGGCCGTTTCTGATACAAACGGGGCAAACAGCGCTACCGCAGAAACCGCATCAAATCCCTGTGCCTGCTCACTGACACTCGCCGGGAACGTAACATACCCAACGGAAGAATCACTACCGGTGGACAGCTCGGAGAGAGCAGAATAAAAGACAGCCGTAGCGGACGCGGAATCAGAACCTGTGGATAGCTCTGAAACTGTTCCTTGGAAAACCGCCTTGCTGCTGATGGCGTCCGAACCCGTGGACAGCTCCGCCACAGAAACGGGAAACGTTGCTAAACTTAAAACAGCGTCACTACCCGTTGCCGTTTCACTTAGAGTAGAGAAATACTCAACTCCGGAGAACGAAGAAAAAGGTGCCCCGGAAAATGTGGCTAGACCGAACACCCTTATTCGCTCCTACGCGCTAAATCAAGCTGCGTCGAGGCTGAAGGTATACGTCACATTCAGCGTGTCACCAGACACTACCGAACGGTCACCCGGGGAGCTGAAGTCCGACGCCGAGAACAACGTACCCGTCGAACCACCCTTGGTGCTGTTGCTGACCAAGAACGCACCGCCAACCGTCTGCGTAGCGTTGATGTTAAAGGTCGCCGGGGATGCCGAGTTAGTGGCAACCGACGGATCAGCCGTAGTCGGGGTGGCAAACGTGCAGGTTGGGCGTGTAGCGTTGCTATACGGGGTGACTTCCGTCCAGCCAGAGTGGGACGCCATCGTATCGCCAGCAGCCGGGGTATTCGACGCACCAGCGCCATACAGACCCAGATACCACGTAGTGGACACAGAGCCGCCGGTCAAGGCCGCAGCGTTCATGTACTGCAGACCTTCATTAACCACGAGGTTGTGGTCTTCGACAAACCATTTCAGTTCGCCGTCTTTGTTAAAACACTCGATGCGGTATACGCCGCCAGCTTTCGATTTGACTTCCATGTTCTACTCCTTATCCTAGTCTAATAATGGCCGAGGTGCTGGTAGCCGATGGGAATTGCACCTGAAACGTCGTGGTTGAAGTCTTGTTTGAACCAAAGTCCAGCACACAGACAGCCGGGTTAGTCGTGCCGTTGTACTTGTAAATCAAAGCACCACGAGCAGTAATCGCACCAGACCACGATACATCCGAAAAGGACAGATACGCTACTGCACTGCTACCAGCCTGAGTCCCGATCGTAGGCACTTGACTGATGGTCAGGGTAGCCCCGCCAGCACTGTATCCAGCGTCCGCAACTTCACCGGTAGCGGTGTAGGCCGTGGTGTCAGCATCCAGCGTCGCCGTGTTGGTGTAGAGCGCGATCTTGAATACGTCAGTCGTGCCCGTGCCAAAGTCGTAACTGCCGTCCAGCAGACCGGTCTTGAAGACGTTGCACAGTGCGTTGCCGGTGAAAGCCATCTTAGCTTACCGGGACACGAGGCGTCCCGCTCCTGTATTGATCCTGCTTCTCCATGCCATCGCCCAGACGTTTGGCAAGCATCAATGCTTCCTGATACTTCTTCTCATAGTTGGCCACCATGTCGGGCTCACCCTTCATGAACGTGTAAGCTTCCACCAGCGAGCCGTAGAGCAGCACAGGATCGTAGTTCTCACTCAACCATGTGTAACCGCTTGCGGCAATCGTGATCGACTCAGGATAATAGAAATAATGAAGTTCGACCGTGTAAACGGCATCCGGAGTCGGCCCAAGGATGAACGTCAGCTCTGTTTCGTCGGTTGATATCGGGCCAAACAGCGCGTAATACGCGGGCAATCCGGTGTCCGTTGGGACGGGGTAGGCTTCACGGATGTAGCTCACATCCTTGTTCAGCATGTAGCTATACGCACCGGTGCCGTCAACCACAGCCATTGAATATACCGCGAGAAAATCGTTCGGGCAGTTCAGGTATTTGTTGTTGGTCGAAGTAACGCCGGTAACATTACGTCGGAGGGCCGGGAACAGGACGGTGTTGTAGATTCGCTGTTCGGCCTGAGTAATGAAGGTGTTGATTTGCTCGGCGCTGGTGAGCGTAGCTGACGCCCCGGCACTGTCAGTAAAGACGGTATTTGGGAAGTCATTTTCAAGGTATCCCTTGATTGTTAAGAACAAATTTTGGTAGTTGATTTACGCCACCCTTTGAAAAGTGTACAAACCAAACACTTTCCCCTTTCGTTTAATAGCCTCAGATATTGTTGAAGACTTCACTCCAACCCACTCTGCGGCGTATTTTTGCGCCAGAAAAGAAATGTTCAACTCTGGGCATGTTACAGGCCGGTGCTTCATCGCAGCAACTTGCTCAATTACCGCTCGCGGCAACGTAGTTTTCTTATGCGCTGCACGTAGTTTGGCCCTGTAATCAGACGACGCGACAACCTTGCGTAGACCGTCTAAAATTTTGGCCCGAACTTCAGGATTTGCCCAAGCTGCTTTCATTGACGCTGATCTATCCCCATACAATTTAGGCTTCTTTACGTGGTTAACCCACCGTTTACCACCGTACTTTTTACCAACCTCACGGCATCTGTCGGCAAATTCATCTGTGGCGCAAGCTTTTTGAATTGCATTCATCATTGCAACCCGGTGGCTGGGGTCACTCCACAGCAAACGCATTGATGTTCTGAGCTTCTGTTTTGTGGACTCAGCCATAGCTCTCCCGGGTGCGCCAGCGCCGCCACAAGTACGGTTATACGCTGGGCGTAACTCACTAATAAAGTACTTCTCTACTCTATTTAGCTCGGCCCTATCAAACGCAATATAAACCTCTTCAAACAAAAATTTCTCAAATCCAAATTTCACCATAGCTTTGCTAAAGACGGATACTGGATTTTTTATCGAGGCTTTGTGCGCGCTAACCCTATAAGACACGGGCTTTATGGTTTGTCCAACGTAAAATTCACCATTCACCAAATTCTTGGCTACATAGATTGAACCATAACGTTTACAAACCATGTTCATCAATCACCTCAAGCCATGGGGCCTCGTGCCATCAGACCTTTGGTAGCCGCACCGGTGCCACGCACCTTGATGCCGGAAGTCTTGGGCTCCGGATAGTCCTTGCTGGCAATACTGGCAGCGCCTGCATTCAGCTCATTGATCGTCTCACGGTTCTTGGCCAAACCGACAGGGGCGACCTTAACGGATTTGATCTTTTCCATTACCGGCTCCTTTGGTTATTGGCGCGAGCCACATTGCGGCCCACTTTCTTCATCTCCAGCGACGTCACACCGCCCTTTTTGAAGGTCGGCTTCTGGCCCGGGTGCATCCGTTGCTCGTGTTTCCTGACAGCTTTCTTCGCGTCCATGTGTCACTCCTAAGTTACGGCCACGGTAACCGTGCCCAATGAAATGGTTGGTGCCAGCACGTTCGGTGTCAGGCTGGCGTCATTTGCCCTAGCCCCGCCTACAGGAGCCCAGCCCCACTCGATTATACGGCTACCGCCCTCTGGTGTCCCGACATCGTTGGGGTTAATTTGCAGCCCATCGGTACCCGACGTCCTGTAGCTCACGTCCGGGCGGGGGTTTCTGACGCCGATTGCATCTTCTACGGGGTACATACCCAGCTGCAGCTGGGGATGGTCTTGCTCCCAGCACTCCGAACACACCTTAATATTGACGTTTTTGGTCTTGATGACAAGCGTTTTGAGCTGCGTGAGCTTGAATCTGAACCCACAACGGTCACATTCAGCTATGCTGAACTTAGCGGAGGCAAATTTATTCGGCATAGCGGGTTACTATCGCACTAAAAAAATTGTTGTCTTGGTACGAACCGTATCGACGCTTTCTCGCGGTCTTCGTCCGCCGCAAGGGCAAACTGCTGTTCATAATCGGCCTTCAGCTCCATCCGGCGCTGGGGGTCAACCTCGGGGGTTTTCATCGACAGGTAGTAAGCCAGCCCGGACACCATGCACGGCAGGAACCGGAAGGGGATATCCTGACCATTGACGCCGTTCCCGGCGTCCTGAATACGGCGCAGCCGCCAGTAAACGAAGGTGTAGGTCTGGGAGTTATCCGGCTTCGGCCAGACGTGAATCTGGGGGTATTGAATGACATTGGTCGAGTCAGTCGCACCGGTCTTGCGCTGGAACCATACCTGAATCGGGCGGCCATTGGCATTCTTGTTGGGGATCGTGGCGTAGGTCGAGACGCTGATCCGGGTGATGTTGATGTCCGTCTGGTTCTGCCCGGTGCCTGTGCGGATAACGTGATCCAGCAGGTCAATGGTGTCGATGGGCATGTCGTAGTCGCCCACGTTGTAAGTCAGCACCTGCGAGCCCTGCTCGATGGTCCACAAGTTAATGCCGCGATTTGCCCACTCAATAGTCAATAAATTCAAAGACCTACGAGCGGTTCTGAAGTCATAGCCCGACCGCAGCTCCTTGCCGCAACGCTCAAACGCCTCTTCAATCAGGGTGTTGAGGTCGAGATTGAAGTCGGTGTTGTCGGTCGTTTTGTAAGCCATTACCGGAACCTCGCGGTCTTCTTGG